TTTTTTTTTTTTTTTTTTTTTTCAGGTCTCGGTATGGACCCCTGCTCAACATGCTCAGACGCGTGTGTTAATTGGCTACAACGACAAGTGGTCGAGGGAAGCAGCTGCTCCAAGGACGTCCACCAGAATGGTGAAGTCAGCGGCATCAGCAACAACGCCTGCTTCCATCTCATAGGTTACGTAGAGAAAGCGCGGCGATGTGGGGGAGCACTTGATGGGTGGTCCAGTGATGTTGTAGGCCGCGAATGCTGTCTTCGCGTCGTGGGAACCTAGGCCTCCGTTCTCCAAGATCTTGCTCATGACCGCTAAGCTGGCCGCAGGGTGGTTGTCACTGATCACAGCAGCCCATCGGAGGTTGCTGGTCAGCTTGCCGCGGTACTCGAGCTCAATTCGTTGGATCTGAGCGTCAGCAGCGAGGGCGGGGACGGCCGTGGTGTGATCCGCGTCAGCGGTGTTCACGCCACTCAATGGGAAGACGTGGTAGTCGAACAGGCGCGAGGCGAGAGCTGAAACCTTGAACTGAGCACGCAGCCTAGTTGTGTTGGCTGGCGCAGTGAGGACGGGGGGGGGCTTGATGCGATTCCCGCGGGGGAGGACTGGAGTGGGACGACGCGGACGAGGCTGGGATGCGTGAGCTTGACCTGGGTTTGCTATGTGGGAAGTCAGGCCCTGACGGGTTTGGAATCGGCGGCGGCAGACGTTGCAAGTGAAGACCATGGTGCGATGTTGTTTGGTTTGGCCTAATAGTCTGCGTCTGAGTTTAACCCTATAGCAGCCTCGTAGGAGGAGACTAAAGAGGAACCTTTGAGCGCAGCGACCGTGTTGACTCCGAACTTCTGAGCAAGGGCTTTCGGCAAGGCACGAGTGCTGAGGAGTGCACGCATGAAACGATTTCCGTTGTCGAACAAGTAGGCACCTGCAGCTGCGTGGGCTTCCCTTTGCTCTTCAGTGAGGATTTCATCGACGAGAGAACCGAGCTTGTGACCGTACTGGTACTCGATGGCGTAACTAGCAGCGACGTCCCACCAGCGCTCTTCAGAAACAGCAACCGCAAGTTTCATGGCAAAATGGATCGGTTCGCGAATGATGCCTGCCGCGGTGGCAATGAAACCACAGAAGATCGGCTGGGCAACGTACTCCGTTTTGCTGACGATCTTGAATAGCTTTGAGTCCTTAGCCCAAGTTTTCGCCGTTCGAGCAAAGCCGACGATGAGTGAGTCGTCACCAGATACCATGTAAGGTGTGTCCAGG